ATAAAAATATTAGTTACATAAAATATTATATTTTGGACTCCGTAGTGAATTCAATTCCAGATCCATGCACCCAAAGCAGGAATCATAACACTAGACTACTAAGTCAAAACGACAGCTACAGGATTCGAACCTGTGAGGGTGTATACCCAACGGATTTCAAGTCCGTCTCCTTAACCACTCGGACAAGCAGCCATAATCTACCAACATTATTACCCCCAGTTTTATTTGTAAAAATGTATTTAAGTATTTAATCATCTAAATAAATAATATCTATAACACATTTTGGACTAGTATTATTTTCTAATCTATTTCTCGTTCTATCAAACTCTTGAACACAATTTATATTTGAGCAGGTATTAACCATCATATTATTTATAACAATATTACAAATCTTACATATATTTATCAAACCCATTTCTACTAATTTATTATATACTTCTTGTTTTTCTAATAAATTTAAACTAGTAAACCATTCATCATAACAATCATAACACCATTTTTTATTAAATAAAACTTCTGCATAATCACATAAACAGTCATTACATGTAACCATTTCACATTTTTCGCAATCTTCTCTATAGTATGATCGTGTTTCTTCAACACACAAGTTACATAATATTGATTCAAATGACGTTGTTCTTTGCATAATTAATTAATTACTAACAATAAAAAAATAAAATTTATACTCAATTTTATTTATACTTTATTTATACTTTCTCGCAAATGATAGGTGGATAAGGAAGATTATTATTATTATTATTATTATTATTTTCATTTTCTAAAAGAATTGCTTGAACACCTCGTAATGTACAAGCAAATGAACATCCACTATGCCCTTGAAATGTTAGTGAATTTCCAATTTGTGTTACGCGAGGATCTGAACTCCAAATAAAACCTGTTTGATTATTATCAAAATTTTTTACAAATCCACATAGTCCTAATTCTTGAATCACAGCCAAAGCTTCAATTACTTGTTTTTCTTGGTGCTGTCCGTATGTTTGTTCCATAGTTACTTATTATTGTTACTGGTTTAACAATCATAAATTATTATTTCAATTTTATTTTAAGAAAAATAAAATAAAATTGATTTTGAAATGAGTATTTTTATTAATGTTAAAAACTATTAATATTATAACCATAAAATGGAATATTCTAATGAAGAAATTGATCAATATATCGAGGAACTAAAAATAAAATCAGAAATAAATGATTATGTTTTTCATAATATTTATCCTGAGTCATTAAATAAATATAAGGATAAGTTACCAAAAGAAGTAATAATTTCACGTGCTAGTCATAAATTTCCCAAACTATATGAACATGAAGAACCTATTATTCAAAATATAGGTGACTATAATATTGAATTTAAAGATGTTGAAAAAAAAATAATAAAAATGGAAAAATTATTGAAAAATATTAAAGAAGATGAAGAAAATAAAGAAAATGAACACAATAAAGAAAACAAAGAAAATGATAATGAATGTCCTGTTTGTTTAGAAACATTTCATAATAAAAGTTATTTTACAGGAAGTTGTGGACATATATTTTGTGCGAAATGTATATGTATTAATATGAATAGAAATAGTCATACTGGAAATTTATGTCCTTTATGTCGCACGAATATATTATAGATGTTTAATAAACTGAACAGTATCATTATTAATTAGTGTATAATAATTTTTAATAAATGTGAATTTTTTATTCACATTACTAGAATCATTTCTCATATGATCAATTAATATTTCGATATTTTTTAAACGCATGGTATCTATTTTCAAATAATAACAAATTTTTCTTATAAAAATTTTAAATACATACAATTCATTTAAAATATCACATCTTTTAATAATAAATTTATCTGAATCATATGTAAAATTATTTTCAAATAAATCATTAATTATATATTTCTGAAATATATGTCCAATTTCATTACTCTCATTTCCTAACCGTAATAAATTATTTTTATAATTTTCACTATAACAATCTTCACAAGCTGGAAATATATTTCTTCTCATTTTTCCTCTACAACTCCAATTAGGTGTTGTATCTAAGAAATAAGGTATATCATATTTATGAGCAAAATTATATATAATATCTTTGCGAAAATCCAACATAGGACGAAATACATTCACATTTAAAATTTCATTTTCTTTTTTAAAAACGCATAAATCTGTAATCTCTCTATTACCTCTCATGATATTATTAAATATATTTTCACATAAATCATCTTCATGATGTCCTAGAAAAACCCCTGGACAGTTATATAATTCACACATATTTTTATAAGAATCGTATCTAATTTTACGAGTCTTTTGTTCATACATTTTTCGATTTGTTTCATCTCTAGTAAAATTAATATCAATACATTCAAAATGTATTTCTTTAGAATCGCAATAATCCATTAAAAATTCCTTTTCCAATACACTTTCATTTCTATTATTATAATTAATATGAAGACAATAAATATTAATTGCTTTAAATTCACGTATTTTATGCATTATTTCAGTTAATATCATAGAATCCACACCCCCACTCAACGATATTAAAATATTTTGATAATTATTAATTGTTATAAAAGTATAGATGTTCTCATACAATTGTTCATTTATTATTTTAGAATTATCTACAATAATAGCATTTAAATTTTTCTCCAATACAGATTCGTATTTTAAACGATTCATAATAATATATTTAATTTTAAACATAATATTATCATCATTAACATTTTCAATTTTATAAAAATATATTTATATATTTTTTATAAATAATTATCATCCATATTTTTCACGCATTTCATTGTAAGTCATTTTTCAGTCACACATTTCTTTAGTCATAAATTTAACAGCAGATTCAACACCTTCATTATTCCATATTTTAGCGACTTCCTTATTATTATTATCCATATTTTTAATTATGATTTCAGGAATTTTAACGTCATTCTTTTGTTTCGCATGTGTAATTACAAGTATCATGATATTTTTCGTTATTAAATAGTAGGAATAAACCCCCAATTTAAATCCATGCAAATATTTTTCCATATATTATCTTGTTCTATACGTTTTTCGCGATCTTTTAACATAGGAAAATAAGGTAAAAATTGCTTTTGATCTAATAATTCACATAATTTATATACAGTGTAATAATAATTCAAAAAATTAACACGATCATCTGGACAAAATTTCGCATATGGACCTTGTATCTCAATAAATAAATTACACAATAATTCTTCTAATTCATTACTCATAACCGGTGGTTTTATACCTAATTTATCTTTTATAAATGGTATATGTTCATAATATTTATTATAGCCTAATTTCTTTAAAACATCTTTTGCTTTTTTATTTGTAAAACTATCTAAGGTTATTCTTTCTTTTTTTATTTGCAATTTTATATTCTCTAATACTTCTTCAGGTATTTGTGTTGTTTCTTTCGCTTGAAATTGAGCTAATATTTCTCTAAAATGATTAATACGTTTATATGCATAAAAACATGCTTCTTTTGGAGGTTCTTTATAAGATGGTTTTTCATTTTCTATTAACGAACTAACATTATTAAAACATTTATTACATACTAGTAATCCTTCATGTTCAATTGGAATTAATTCTCCTTGTAAACAAAATTTACAATTTTCATTATTAACAACATAATCATTTATATTTATAAACGATTCATCTATATTTGATAAATAATTTTTTATAATCTTTTCTTTAGAATTTTCATTTTCATTTTCAGTATTATTCGTTTTTTCCTCGTCATTTATTTTGAAAAAAGAATTTAATATTTTAGATTTACTATTATTATCACTTGATATGTTTTTTTTATCTTCAAAATAATCAAATATATATTTACTATTATTTAAATAATATTCTTTTTTATCTTTTTTACTTTTTTTTAATTCTTTATTTATTTCATTTATTTCATCTTTTATTTGAGCTTTCTTATCAAGTTGTATTTTATCATTTTCCAATAATAAATTTAATTTTTTTTTTTTTGATCGTAATTCTGGAAGATGATTGTTCTTTATATCAATAAAATTTTGATTTATTTCCTTGTGTTTGCTATCAATAGTAACTATACTATTTTCATTTAATAATATTTTTTTATTTGTTTTATGTTTGAAAGAAGGCATATATAATATATATAAATTCAATTATTTTAAATTCTTATTTAATAAGTATAAAATATTCAAAAACACCTTATTATTTTTAATTCATACTTATTCACTATAAAAATGATTACTTACAACCGTCAAGATAGAATATTTAAATAATGAATACAATTATATCTTTTTATAATTAAATTTAAATAGTTATAAAGTTTTCTTATAAAATTATAAGTAATGCAATCCTTTATAAATACTGAAAATATAGACAATATCACATTAAATAAATTACACATATTAATGGAGTATTTAGAAAGAAAATGGTCTATTAAAAAAATAAATAGCCATTATATTTTAAAAAAGTCTAACAAAGTTAAGTCCATTATAATATCAAATAATGAAAATAATAATAATAGACAAACTGATAAAGAAATTTATATTCATATATTTATTCACAATACTTTAGAAAAAGGTTGGACAATAAAAAAGAAAAATTCTCAATATATATTTAAAAAAAAACATGGTAATAAAAACGAATACTTTACTAAACATTTTTTAAATGATTTTATAGCAAACAATATACAAAAAATTTAATTGTCTTTTATTGAAACAATTAAATTTAATTCCAGAAAAAAATAATCTTTAGCAATAATATAATACAATGGGAGGTGGACTTATGCAACTTGTCGCTTATGGTGCCCAAGACGTATATCTTACGGGTAACCCTCAAATCACTTTTTGGAAAGTCTCATATAGACGTTATACTAATTTTGCCATGGAATCAATTGAGCAAACTTTTAACGGACAAGCCGATTTCGGTCGCCGTGTAACATGTACAGTAAGCCGTAACGGTGATCTTGCTTACCGTACCTACTTACAAGTAACTCTTCCTGAAATCAACCAAGACATGAACCAAAATGGACCTGTCTATGCTCGTTGGTTAGATTGCCCAGGAGAACAAATGATCTCTCAAGTTGAAGTAGAAATTGGAGGTCAAAGAATCGATCGTCAATATGGTGACTGGATGCACATCTGGAATCAACTTACCATGACTTCCGAACAACAACGTGGTCACTACAAAATGATTGGTAATACCACTCAATTAACCTTCATCACTGATCCTTCTTTCAATGATGTTGATGGACCTTGTGAAGCCAATGCTCCTCGTCAAGTATGTGCTCCTCGCAATGCTCTTCCTGAAACCACTTTATACGTACCTTTACAATTCTGGTACTGCCGCAACCCTGGACTTGCTCTTCCTTTAATCGCTCTTCAATACCACGAAGTCAAAATCAACCTTGACATCCGCCCTATTGATGAATGCTTATGGGCTGTTAATTCTTTAGACTGTGCTCCTACATCTGGATCATCACCTAAAGTAACCACCGCATACAACCAATCTCTTGTTGCTGCTTCATTATATGTTGATTACGTATTCTTAGATACTGATGAACGTCGCAGAATGGCTCAAAACCCTCACGAATACTTAATTGAACAATTACAATTCACTGGTGATGAATCTGTTGGTTCCTCATCCAACAAAATCAAACTCAACTTTAACCACCCTGTTAAAGAACTCGTCTGGGTTGTCCAACCTGATGAAAATGTTGATTACTGTTCATCTTTAGAATGCGGTCAATTATTATACCGTGTTCTTGGTGCTCAACCATTCAATTATACCGATGCCATTGATGCTCTTCCTAACGCTATCCACGCCTTCGGAGGACCTGAAGCCGTAAGAGGTGCTGCTGATGATGCTGCCTACACTCAAGCTTTCATCGACGAAGATGGTCTTTTCCACAACGCCGGAGCTGTTGATGTCGATGCTAAATCTGGTAGTTACTGGCCTGAAGCTGCCGGACCTGACGGACCTAACTTCGGTGGTGCTGGTGGACTTGCTGGATTTGAAAACTCTGGTGTATCTGATGCCGGTACTTTCGTCTTATCTGAAACTTCTTTAGATATGCACTGCTGGGGTGAAAATCCTGTTGTTACTGGTAAATTACAACTCAATGGTCAAGATCGTTTCTCTGAACGTGAAGGAACATACTTCGACCTTGTTCAACCTTATCAACACCACACACGCAACCCTGATAGCGGTATCAATGTATACTCATTTGCTCTTCGCCCTGAAGAACATCAACCATCTGGATCATGTAATTTCTCTCGTATTGATAACGCTACTTTACAACTTGTTCTTTCCAATGCTACCGTTTCTGGTACCAGAACAGCCAAAGTACGTGTCTATGCTACTAACTACAATGTCCTCCGTATCATGAGTGGTATGGGTGGTCTTGCTTACTCCAATTAAGCATTTTATCTTATTTTATTTATTATTCATACATTTTTTAAAATTTAAATTATTATAATTTATTTATCATATAAATTATAATAACTATAATTATATACAATTATATACAATTATTATGAAAAATATAGCCATAGGAAAAATAATTATTTCTGGATATTCGTTATTCGTATGGAATATATTAAATCACACAGATAGAAAATATACAATTGATAATAACAGTATTAAAGATGCGTTATTGATTGTTAAATAAACCCAATATTGTTTTGTTTATATATTATATATATGAATTCGTTATATTATTATTTAGCATTATTTTCAATATTTTTAATTATTCTCTCTTTATTTAAAATTATAAGTGTTGAAAAACCTTCAGTAAAAAATAATGAGATAATTATTTCCTCAAATAGAAAAATATACAATAGTATGGGAAATATTTACAAGCCTTGTTATTATCCTTATAAAAATACTAAATAAACCATTTAAAAAATATATGATTATATTATAAAATGCAAATATTTATAAAAACTCTTACAGGAAAAACGATTACACTAGATGTAGAGGGTAGTGATTCTATAGATAATGTGAAACAAAAAATTCAAGATAAAGAAGGTATTCCCCCAGATCAACAACGTTTAATTTTCGCAGGCAAACAATTAGAAGATGGTAGAACATTAAACGATTACAACATTCAAAAAGAAAGTACCCTTCATTTAGTACTTCGACTAAGGGGAGGATGTTAAATTATTACATAATATAAAGTATTCACTTATTGTATTCATTTAATGTATTAAAATAAACATATATAATTTTATATCTTATATATGTTTAGCCGTATTTAAATAAAATATTTTTAATATATATATATACGTAATATGACTGATAGTTATTTCAAAAAAATATTAAAATATGAACTACAATGGTGTAAAACAATGGGATATTTTAATCCATATATTGATCCATTTAATGATTTTATATCTAAAAAAATACCTGATTTTGACGGACAAGCTTATAACAGGTATCCTAAATATCAATTTGTATATGATAAATTATGGGTTATGAAATCACAAGGATTAATATGTGGTAGATTAGAAAAATTAAATGAAAATTCTAATATAAAATTACCTATTTTTATAAAACCTAGATGGGGGCATAAAACAGCTTCTAGTAAAAATTGTTATAAAATAAAATCATGGGACGAATTAAATAAATATAAACATATACAAGATTTAATGTGGTCAGAATTTATCGATGATAATGAATGCATGACTGATTATATATTATTAAATGGAACAATTGTTTATCAAATCACTTATAAATATTCCCCAGAACAAACCGGATATATTGAAACATGGAAATATATTTCTCCAGATAATAAACCATTACCAAATATTACAGAATGGGTGCAATTACATTTAAGCGGATTTACAGGTGCTGTAAATGTTCAATATAGAGGTGATAAAATAATAGAAGTTGGGTTAAGATTAGCAAGAGGTGGAGCTTATATACTTAGTACAAAAAATAAATATTTAATACAAAATATTAATAATGTAGTAGAAAGAAATCATTGG